CTATTTGCAGCGTCAGGTGTTGCAATTTGCAAGGCAGAATTAATCATTGCCTGGGTTGCCGCTGTTGAACCCATAGAAGTGTTTAACAATCCTCTGCTATTGGCATACTGCAAACCTTGAGTGTTTGCATTAACCATCAAAGGGCTATTAGGATTATTCAGTATTTTATTTGCTTGTCCGGCTACTGTATCCGTAGTAGGATTGATAACTGCTCTTGATACATCAGCATTGCTTGTGTTAACAACCGGAGGGGCATCGATGCTTTTGTATTGAACTGGTGTAGTAGATACCGGTGTTATTGGCTGAACGGTATTAGCATTTACATTCTGATACTGCACTGTTGCATTATCAGGCAACTTAGGAACAGTTATTTGTTGCTGCGTTTGTGGCTGCGGCTGCGCTATTGGATTTAGATTTATACCGGCGCTATTTTGCAATGCGTTTTTAACATCATTGATCGGTAATCCTGTGGCCCTTGCGTATTGCTCAATACTGACATTATTTGCAAGCACTGCCCCAAGTATTTTGTATGGATCGTTCTTATTTGCTTGGTAATATTGATTAATGGTGTCATCGCTAATATTGCTGTTACCAGATCCCATTAGCACCGATGCTCGTGGGTCGCTGTATGATGTCGTATTAAGTAATGAAGCCATATTTATATCACCTTGGAAGCGTCAATAAACCATTGGTCAATTTGATCGTCAGTCATATTTATTACATTCTTAAGAAACGAATTAAGAATTTCATTATTTCTAAAAAATCCACCGCATGAATCATAAGCTATCTTTACTTCACCACCAGCTTGATCTACAGCCGCCTTTAATCCATCAAGCAAACCAGCTCTATATAGATGCAACTCTGCCTGGTATTTAGTAACGTAATCTGGAACTGGCTCTTTTTGTTCAGGCTCGACAAGTGCAACATATTGCATATCTTCCCATTGTACACCAGTCCAATTTGCTCTAAGATCGCCACCATTAGTGGATAAGCTTTTGTTCGTTGGTTCAATATCTGTAAATCTTTTTTCGTCACCAGATTCGCCAACATACCAGCCAAAAATATCATAGTAATAACTCATGCAATAAAAAGCCCCGTTAAAGTATTTGAGATTTTCACAACATAACCAGAATCAGCGCCTATAACGATGATGCTTGATCCATCGTAAGCGCTCCATCTATTGTTTAAAGTTATATTTCTTGTTGACGTTCTTTGAACTGCTATGGTGCTTTGGAATGTATATGAATATCCTGACGTTGTTGACCACACTCCAGTTACGCCATTGATATAAAACCGGCATCCTGTATTTAAGGCTATGCCACTTAAACCTGTTAAGTATGAGTTAACGACTTGTGCCCATGTAGTTCCATCGGTTGACCTATAAGTACCATTTGTTGCCACAACACCCAGGCTTGCGTCTGGGTTGCGCCATACGTTAAGAGAATCTCCGCCTGATGGGACTGCCCCACTTGACCATGAACTTGTAGCCCCAGTTGAGCTTGTGTAAGTTGTTACACCGGCTTGTGTAGCTGAAACAAAATTAGTACCACATACTGAAAACATTCCACCTGTAACCGGCAGAGTGGCTGAGTTCCATGTGACCCCGGCATCAGTTGATCTATAATATGTTATTCCGGTGGAATATATTATCCATACATTAAGTATTCCAACTGGCGCTATAGATGTTCCACTTGCCGCATTACCTGGAAGCGATGTGGCGGAAGACCAAACGGTTCCATTAGTACTTGATGCCATTGTCGTAGAACCGCTTGCACTTGCAAGAAACTTGCTATTAGAATACCCAACTCTCCAAGTTGCCGCCGATGGCATTGCTCTAAGAGTCCACACTTCGCCATCGGTGGATGTTGCAACATAGCTGCTACTAGCAGAAGTATATGCCACAAACAATCCAAGACCATAAACGACGTTAATGTTTCCTGACGCAAGACCAGTAGAAAAGTATTGTGATGCGATATCTTCGCTAGAAGAAACGGCAACCTTATTCAATGAAGATGTACCAAAGATAGGAAGCTTGCGAACTATTGAACCGTTTATTTGTTGAAAAATAATTCTAAAAGTTGATACTGTAACAGCATGAACTATAGCTATGTCACCAGGTTCAGCAGTATAGTTTGCTGAATTTTGTAGAAATATATTTGCATTATTAGTGAACGTTGGATTCCCAGATATATGCAATACTCTACTCGCTCCAGCTTGCGGCGCATCAGGGAAATCAGTGATCGTAGCAGTTCCAGAAAAATCTATTTCATTGCCATTAGCGCCCCATATATCCGATGATGTTGCCGATGCTATAACAGAGGCACGCGCATGATTTATTGGCTTGCTCATGTTGGCAACGGTATCAGTCTTCATGAATTTGTCCGACCATGATGCGTTTGTTCCGTCAGTAGTCAGCCCCTTTCCAGCATTACCAGCTTGCCCAGGAAGATTGGTCGTAAATGATGTTGCAATAACAAAGTCAAGTGTTGCCACCTGAGTTCCCGTTGTTCCAACGGTTGCCGTTGGCGCGCTAGGTATTCCTGTAAAAGCCGGTGAATCAATATTTGCCTTTGAATTTACAGCCGATTCAATCAATTCAAACTCATCACGAATCTGCTTTGATATGCCGCGACTTCCTTGTACCGGCTTTCCTGTCTTAGTGTAAGATGTCAACGATTAATCCTTCCATCAAAGTAATGCGTCATACAGGTATGAATTGTAAATGGCTCATCCTCTTCGCTCTCATTGGCTACCAATATAGATATGCTCTCACCAACACCTGGCGTGTTTGCGTTTATTTCCTGCATGTAAGAAGCGTCCCAGGTAAACGAATCCCAATTAAAGTTATCCCACAATCCTCCTACGGAATTAATTGTCTTTGACATCACTTGCGGCATTGATACAGAATTGCCATAAGATGAATCCAGGTTTCCGTAAGACAAATCATAACCAACATCAATGTGAGCGGTATTGCCTGCACGGAATTGCAATATTGTCCGACGGTATCTTTTTCGTAAACGCACAGATTTAGAGTTATTGAATGTCATCATTATGTGCGCACTGATAGGGCTTCCGTCTAAGCTTGTGCCCTTGTCTAACTCATAGACCATCCCATCCGAACCTGCGCCCAACATCCTTTCAGTACCGTCAGAATCAACAAAAGAACAAACTTGATTCATATACAAGCTTGATCCATAATTGAATGGCATCAATGAAATGTCAAGCCCTCCGGTAGCTGACTGTGAAAAGTAAACTATCAATCCATCGCCATCGCTAAAGAAAACTCTATACTGATTTGTCTTGCGGACTATACAGCTTGCTGTTTGCAATCCTTGCTTAGAATCAATGAATGGCTGCATTGCCTTGGTAAGCACGGACATTTGAAACGCACCGAATGCTTGCGTTGTTTGAAGCTGAGTAACGCCGCGCGCATTCATGAAGTGCGCATATCCAATATTTTGCAGCGTATAAGGAATTGCCCCTGACTCAGGGCCATATAGAACCAAATTAAAGTCAGTGGTATCATTACCATACAGAATATATATCTTGGTTCTTGTTGAAACCATTAATACGCCAGTTGTTGAGCTTCCGACCTGAGGCAACAATCCTGTTCCCTCTTCACCTAATCCTAGCTCTGCCGCACCCGTTAATGCTGTCCATGAGTATGGATTGCCGATTCCAGAAACCTGCACAGAACTTCCAATCACAACAAACAAATGATTCTTGTGGCCGGTTATATATTTTGGCTTAACGCTTCCTATGCCAGTTCTAATAGGAACCAATCTAGTTCCATCAAACTCGCTAATTTCATTAACGCCATCAACAAAGTACATGCGCTGCGTTGATGCCGTGCCAGTGAAATTATAATTTACAAACTCAAATCTTCCGCCCGGAAGTAATGATATTGCTGTATCAGCGCTTGCAGCTACTGCTTTTTTAACTCCGCCGACTTTTAAATCTTCGCCATTCTGAAATGTTCCGGTAACTGTATCAAACACAAGAGTTCCCGCGCCTGATGCAGTCCAAGTTCCGGTGCGAAGCAATGATCTTTTAACTACGGCAGTAGCGCCCGAAGTTCCACCGGTTACAGTTGCGCCTTCAACTATTTCGGCAACTGCGCCGGTGAATTGTATTTCTCTACCAAAGCTTATAGCTTGCCATCCACTTGAAGATGCTTTGTACATGATGCAAGCAGTTGCACCAACATTATCGCGGAAGCAATACTCATCGCCACTATAATTCCACACGCCTCTAATCATTCCCGATCCCGGTGGCGCGGTAATGTCTGCACGATAAATGTCAGCGGCAAGATTATTATATGTTGCGTGCAATTCACCGGTTGCCGCTGCCGAAGACTCCATTGATGTTAGTGTGCCTTGTGCAACGCCACCAACATTTAAATTCTCGCCATTCGTAAATGTGCCGGATACCTTTGTTACTATTCTTTCTGTTGAACTGGTTGACGCAATAACTATTGCCGTTTTACCGCTGGTAACGCCAGTGATAGTATCGCCCACTGATATAGTTCCGGTAACCGTTATTGTCGCAACATAATAAACCGCGCTAGATGGCGATGGCCTACCGTCATATCGCTCAATTCCATACATTCGACGATATCCGCCATAAATATCGGGTTCGAAGTTTTGAGCAGATAGCAACCTTCCAGGGGATACAAGTACCGGTGTAGTAACAGAATCAACGCCACCGATCAATGGAATTACATCGCGCTTCAATTAGAAGTCCTGTCAACTATTAATGGCTGCAATTGATCAACCTCAAGCTGCGCAAATATTCTATTAAATTTTCTTTCTGCTCTTTGCACAACCTCTGGCGCTCCCTCATAAAATCCATAGTCCATCATTGCCAAGTAAACTATGGCCATGTGGAATCTATCTGGCATTTCAGGGATATCGGTATCATTTGATAATGTGCTTAATCCCTTATAATAAGTGCCGCTGATTGTATAAGATGTATCGTTTGGGATAAGTGAAACAAGCAATGAATTTGTTGGTGATACAGTGATTACATTGGGATAACCTTCTGTTGTTCTTGTTGTTCCTATTCTATAAGTATCTATAAAGCGGTCATAAGGCAAATAACTCATGAAGTTCTCATTGCCTATCGATGTCTTATAAACCCTGAATCTAGTGATATCCCAGCTTGCAAATGATGTAATCGATAACGGAGAAGCAGCATAAGCATACTCACCTTGACTTGCTATAGTCGAGAATGAAATCGATTGTCTACGCCAATTCCATTCCAAATGCCTGCGCTGAATATCTTCCCATGCGGTATTGCACCAAGCCACTAATCGCGCCCATTCGCCAACCGCGCCGGATACTGTAGAGTCATTGCCTGATGCGCCAACCTCAAGCCTAAGGCGCTGCGCAAGCTGCAATAAGTTCATGCAACGTAATAAGAGCGTTGATTAGATGCAAACCAATTTCTACCCTCTTGAGTATCATCAAGCAAGCTCACTGGATATGCCGGTTGCTGTTTTTTTAGCACTCTTGTTTGAGTTAATCCGGTAACTGGGTCAACGTATTGTTGAGTTTCCATTTCATGCGTAAATGTAAACAAAGTATTCAAAAATTTGCGGGCCGCTCTAACTGGCTGGCCGCGCACTGCGTGGATATTCTGCCCGTTAACGCCTAAGGTTAATACCGGAGCGTCTTCCTTGCTTCCAGGTTGGATAACGAAAGTAACCATTTCCTCCATGAAAGCTAAATCTTTTGCATACTTTTTTATGCTTTCACTTTCAATTGTTGCATCGGTTACAACCGAAAAATTATTTTCTGCCAGTGTGTCATACACTTTGCTTTCTGGGATACTTGAATGCAAATCAATATTAGTATTGACAGGCTCGGCAACATCATTGGTATTAATCATTGGTCGTCTACCCATATATCCTCCGTTTAGTTATTAAAATATTGCTGGAAGCGCCCATTGCGAACGCTTCCGTTTCTACAATCTCACGTGGAGATTAAGCTACTTGTGGCCGTGGTGGCAAAGCTGTAACACTTACTGCCGCAGTTCCAACATTTGATGTATTCCAAGCTGTGGTACCTGGTGTAAATGGATTGGTTACAGCGCTACCGACTTTCAGAATCACATACCCAACAGGACAAAAATCATCAGGTATAGGGCCGAAGTTTGGCGCAGTGATAAACTTGCATGCAGCATTGCTACCATCAGTAGAGCCAACCAAAGCCTGCGGATTACCCTGAACGCAAACCAAATTGCCTGATGTATCAAACCCATATACCAATGCGCAACCATACCCAGGTTGAACGGCTACGAAAGCCGCGCCAGTATTTGCATCAGTTGTGGGATGGGTTTGATTGCTTCCAAGCGTTTTAGTATATGTAACGCCCTGAATAGCATAAGTCGTGGCCGTTGCAGCAGTAATGGTGCTGGTAGTTCCAACAGCTAAACCGCACTTAGAAAAGGCTGCGGTTATACCTCTATAATCAATTGCCTGCATAACTGCTACTCCTTATAGATTTTGCAAAGCGCTTAAGCTAAATGCGCTCAATGGATTCATATATACTGCATTCGGCACTACAGTGGCATCAGCCAAATCGGTTGTTCCACCAACGAAGTTACCTGTCCCTGTTGGATTAACCAGTAAGATACCGAATACTGCCTCATCCTCCGGAAGAACTGGCCAAGTGATTGAAGCCAATGTTGCACCCTCAGTTCCGGCACGATTTGTAATAGTTCCAGAACTATTAATTGTGAATACGGTTACATTGAACTTGGCATTCGTACAATTGCTCGCGGTTGTTAGCGTTATCAAGTTATCGGTTGCGGCTTTCTTAACCAAAACACCGCCAACATACGCATAATAATCAGCTTGTGACTTGATCTTTTGCGCAGTCGTGGCCTTTGCCAAGTTGGCAGTAGTTAAACCAACATTCCCCAATCGCTTGTAAACTCGTTCCATAACAAGATATAAATTACGTGCAGCACGCGCATCGCCCCACTGATTTATATACTGTCCTAATTTAAGCATAGTCATAATCTATACTCCTTAGCTTGTCAGTGCATTGGCAGCCACTTCGATTACAGCCATTTGACCTTCATTAAGTCTAACAGCATTGTAATAGAAGATTGAACCAACATAGCCACGTTGACCATGAGGATCGGCTTTATCCTTCTGTCCTGTGGGCAACAATGTGATATTGTCCTTATCAAATCCTTGTAAACCTAAGTGACCCCACGCATCTTGAGATCCAACAACAACTTGATACACATCGGCATAAGTTGATCCAAGAGACTTCAACGGAGGAACAACTCCAGCAATCGCGCCGCCACCATCTTGAATGGAAATCAAATCAGGCGATGCGATAAAGCGAAACTCTTCGCAGCGTCCGAACTCATTCTCTACCGCCTTAGTAG